TTGAGTGTGGTCAGGGAGTTTTCGATGTACCAACCACCAGGACCTTGGAAGGCGTGGGAGTACAGTTTTGCCCATGGGATGGTCTCACCCTCAGGAGCAGGAAGGAAACGGATAACTGCGTACCCGTTGCCAGAAGCGTCAACCTCTGGTTTCCAGAACCTCTCATCAACGTTCTTACCGCTGGATGATTTCTCCAGTTCCTTCTGCAGGTAGGAGAAGTTGTTCTGGGATTTACGCTTAAGATCTGCAAATGACATTAGATTACCTCGGATTTAATTGGATTTGGTTTGTGTGATGCCCTTCACTCAGACATAATAACAGGCACAGGAGCGGGCGTCAACCCTGTGCCTCTAGTTGTTGCTTCATACGTTGTACTTTCAACAACAACTGATCAAACATGGACTCGATGGACGTGTCAGGTTCAGCACCCAACATGATGACCCCTTGCTTCATGGTCTCGATGACCGACTTAGCTTCGGGATCGTCGCTCAGTTTAGCACGAGCGTAGAATACTTTCTGCTTATCAATAAGAGTCTCAAGCGCCTCAAAGTATTGCATCTTCCTCTCGTCTTCGAGGAGGACAAAATTCATTGCTGACCTGAAACAAAACTGCTGGAGCTCCAACATTTCTTGGATGTCTCCACGAACGATATCCGATTTAAAGAAACTCATACTAGCATTAACTTCGCACGACTGGTCTTTTTCATAAAGTTTAATTGTTGTGCCTCGTGACGCAACTTTTCTTTCAATGGTTTACTGATCAGTTTACCAACACTATCTAGTTCAATTTCATTCACCTCACAGTAGTGGATAACCGAATCAATGTAATTCATTTCTGGATTGTGTAATGCAATCTTCTCCACTTCCTGCGAGAATCTCGCAGCGGTCATAAATCTATCCTCTAATAATTGTTTTTTGTCCATATCGTTCTTGGTATTCCTCGATGTAACTCATCAGTCTGATGAAGTATTCTTTCTTAGGTGGAAGCACCTTGACTTGAGTCTCTCCGTTTTCACAAGCAACGATTGTTACGAGTTGCTTAACAGTCAACCCGTAGTTTTCTTGCAGCATACATGCGTATGCAGTTTCCTGAACGAAGTAATCGTATAAGTATTCTTCACGCTTAGGTTCTTCCGCTGTCTTGAAATCAATGATAGACAGCACACCGTCGAACTCAGCGATACAATCTACACGCCCTGCTAATTCTAAATGCTTAGAGTAGAGCGCCGCTTCCTGTAAGTAAATATTATTTATACGGTCCAGAGTATCCCTACTGTGATGAAACATCAACACAGGAAGAGGGAACTTACTGTACTTCTTCAGGTCTAAGTTGTTGTTAAAGTAATCCTCTGCAATAGAGTGATACTTTGTACCACGACCAGTGGCACGAGCAGATTTAGCATTAGCTTTCTCCTCACCAACACGGGCACGCCACCTAGCAATGCCCGCCATCTTCTTAGCATTGTTACTGATCACAGTAGTAACAGATGGAAACTTATAACCTTCTGGTGTGAGGTACATGCGTTTACCATCTACCATCTCAGCAGACATTTCAATAGGTTCGATCTGACCTACGTGATTGAACAATTTCATAGACCCAAGTTAATCTTATTGATGAGGTACGACTTGACTAGACCAGAACGAACGATGTCTTCGATACCAAACTCAACTAAAGCAAACTCAGGCATCTGTTGCAAGATACGTTGAAAGTCGATGATGCCTGTACGTTCACTGATCTTTTGCAAGTCAGTCTGTGCAGCATCACCACAGAAAACAATCTTACTATCCTGTCCAACACGAGTGATGATTGAATCAAGTTCGTGGAAGTTCAGGTTCTGGCACTCGTCAATGATAACGATTGCGTTGTCCAGTGTAGTACCACGGATGAAACTAGTGGACCAGAATGATACAGTTTCCTGTTGCTTAAGATTATCATACAACATTTCGTATGAATTGTCATCAGGCATCTCAAACATGGACTGAACCATGTTCTTGTATGGGATCTGGTAGAGAGAAGACTTGTCCTCATGGTCGCCAGGAAGGAAACCAATCTCTCTAGTGGCGACCAGAGAGCGTACAATATAGATCTTCTCGTATGGGGTGTACTCATTCAGAACATCCTTGAGCGCCTTGTAAAGCGCCACAAAGGTCTTACCTGTACCTGCGACACCATAGGCATAGATCATCTTGCCCTCGTCCCATGCATCGAACATGACCTTTTGATTGTCAGTCAGTGGTTCGATAGGCAGCATGTACTCTTCACCAATGGGTTTGCGCCGCTTCATTTGCTTGGCACTATACCCTTGGCCAGGTGCTTTGGTTGTCTTCTTCTTTACAGGCATGTCAGTTATACTTTTGTGTAATACTATCGTTGGTTGGTGCTTTGGGAGCGATCTTATTTCTCATAATATCATGGAAACCAGGATGAGTTTTCCTCATCTTGTCTCTCCAATCACCAACTTCACCAGAGTTAGGACAGGTAGATGGATCACTCCAGTCTCTATCCCAATCAGGATTGTCTACCTTCCACTGATCCCACTCAGTGATAGGAACCCTGACATCCTTTTGTTCTCCTGTGACTCTATTAACTACTGGGTACGTTGGCATCTGCCTCCTCCTTTTTATTGAATCCGAATGGACCCGCTAGTTTGTCTTCGAGTGCCTGCTTTAATGCGACACCACCAATCGCTTCCATAACTTTGAGGATCTGCTCTGGTTTGGCATCCTCCCCAAGTTCTTTAGCGATGTACCAATACTTAGGCCAGAAAGTTTCTCCAGCATTTTGATAGTCTTCTAGTGTAAGTGTTTTCATAACCATTCAAGTGCTTCTGATACAGTAGGGAATTGTTCAATAAAAACATCGCGACATTGATGTGCGATATCCATGTGTTCTTTCTGAGTACCGTGTGCAGATCTCAGAGTAATGTAATGGATCCATGAGCGAACTGATCCCGACATGTAAATTCTGGTGGGAACAGCGAGGGGGAGTACAAAACGAGCACACTCTTTTGCGATTGATGCATCAAGCATTTGCCGATAGAGTTTCATTCCTTCATCAAAGTGCTTCTGCATTTTGATCTGGAACTCTTGACGAACAAACGGATCAATATCATCAATAGAATTCTGTCGATTCTTTGTGTCTTGACGACGCAGTTCAGGTAGAGGGATCTTGTCTGCCAGCATAGAACTGTCAGCATACCGTTGGGAAAACTCTTGATATGTAAACGAACGGTGCCTCAAAATTTGAGCTGCGATTCCCCGATTCGTTTCGATCTCAAGTGTCATGAACGCCTGCTCGAAGACAGACCAGTGCTGATGTTTTACACAATACTTTAGGAGTCCTGCTACCTTAGGATTTTCCTGATTGTTTGGGTTGCTCACCCTCGCTACATACCCCATCGTCTTCTCCGCGTCTGGAGTGACTGAGATCAGGCGAACTGCCCCATGATTTGCTGTCATTCTTGAATCCTTTACTAATCATTTCACGTTTTCGTTTCAGACCCTGCTTTGCTGCACGAAGTTGCAACTTCATGTAGTGGATCTCTTCATTAGTATACAGCATAGGGTTCTTTTTAGCAAGTTTAATTGCTGTCTTTGCTGCTTTAATTGTATCCTTGAACCTCATTTTTTCTCGTAGTATGCTAGGTAGTATTTGACAATACCAGACGTGCTGACGTTGCCTTGCGATACCCAGTCATGAGCACACTCATAGATTGATTTCTGTGAATACTCTGGTTCACCATTTGGTCTCATCTGGTGTCCAAAACGAGACAACAGCACCCTAAGTGCTGCCTCCCTGTATTCCATTCTCTCTTCACTATATCGCCAATCAGTCTGGGTATCCATCATCGTCTCCTTCATCATATTTAAATCCAAATTGTGGTCCACCTTGCTGCAATTGAATTTTGTATGCATCAGTGTCAGAATAAACTTCACTCTCCAACGCATTGGTCAGAGACTTAAGGTTCTTGACGATGAGTTTTAGTTTTTCTCTATCCATATATTTATGGTAAGGTGAGCACATCATAACACAAAAAAAGAGGGGTGGCAACCCCTCTAGAAATTCTATTTGAGGATGTAGCTACAGATCCTCTTGCATTGTCCTTGGTCTAATGAATCGCACTCAATTAAACATTCAAAGTAGTCGTTAAGTTTTTGATTTTCTACCTCCAATCCATCGAGTGTGTCTTCAAAGTGTCGCCACTCATCTAACTGTGAGCGGGATAATAGATTGTGCATTGGTCGCCCTCATACAATGAACCATGATGTAATAGAGGGTAAGGGTTCATTTTTTCACCTCACATAATTCTACCACTATCTAGACAAGACACTGGCAAATTTTGACAGAATCAATGAGTCATACAATGACTCTTATTTTTTGTATATCTTGCTACACATTTAATGTAAAGATAAAAAAAGAGGGGTCGCAACCCCCCTCGATTATTTGTGGAGAAGTTTAAGTTCTCCGTAGATCATCCCTATGAAAGCAACACATGCTAAGGACGTTAGTCCGACTACTTGTAATGCTAACATGACGATCACTTGGTGTAAGTCTTACCACGATAGCAGAAAGTGCCATGTGGGTTAGACATCTCAACACAACGGGTGTCATACTTCACACCACGATACGAAGTGTGAGTAATCTGAGCGTCATGAAGTGCAGCAGCTTTTTTGATCTGCTTGCGAATGAGATTTAAGGTGTTCATTGTAGGTCTCCTAAAGGATGGGATTTGAGCCCCGTTCCTTCAGTCGTTTGCGTCCCAATACCAATCACATTCTGGTGCCGAGTCCCTTACGGTTTCGACCAGTTCTACCTTGACATTATCAGGTAGATTTTCATTGGCCTGAATCCTGAGCATTAAAGCACTGGATTGAGTACAACTTAGAGTGGTATACAGAAGAATTTCTGCCATGGGATGAACGCTCCGTTCCGCGACTTACTTGCGTCCCACCCGAGAGCGGGATGAACGTATGGTAATTATACCATATCTATATATTGTTAGCAAACGGTAACATTCGATACCGTTTAGCAACTTGCCAAATAAAATGCCTGATTTCTCGCTTTGCAGACACGGCGAACCTCGGCATCATACTTGGGTGTTGGTTCTTCTGTAATTAAATTCTTTGCAAAGTCGAATGCTTCTTTGTACCTACCGAATTTATAAACCTCGTCATAAGTCTTTGCACTTACCAAGACACCATCGTTCCTCCACAGTTTCATCGTGTACCAAATAGTTGGTTCAGACATCTTGCGGTAGAAAATACACCAGTTGCCTTTTTGATTTGCGCTCATTTCTTTTTGCTAGGTTTACTTGGGTCGTTCCACATCTTCGGGTTAACTCTACCCTCAGTTTGTGTCATGTTCTTGAAATCACTGCTGTATTTATCCCAATAGTCATCAAAAATGTCTACTTGTTTGGGACCAGATGCGATATCAAATTTAGTTAAACCTTCCTGAATGTATTCAATCAGGAAGGTATTGTATGGAAGACTTTTATCTTGAGCGAGGGTGGGATCACAATCTTGATGGATAATTCTACAACCTTTACCCATCAGGAACGTCCTCCCCATTGGATCTGAGGGAATGCTTCCTCAACACACTGCTTAGTGATCTTCCAACGCTTACCAATCTTCTTGTCTTTCATAAGACACAGAACATCTGCTTCTCCTTTGTGTAGTCCTTCCAACAGTTGAATAAAGAGTGTTTCTCTACGTGACTGTGAGATAGTTGCTCCTCCTTTAAAGAAAAGATAGAGCTTACGATACTCATGTACAAGTTTCGTATGCTCTGTATCTTCTGGAGCATCATTAGCAGTGAAAGGAACTTCACCAGCAGGCAACATTGAGATGATACTCTCATCAAAGTTTGCAATCAGGATTTGTCTGAGTGCTGGTGTGTTGTGTGATTGAAGAAGTTTAATCTTCTGTGCCTTTGTCTTAGCGTTGCTTACTTTTTGCAGCACTTCATGAAGTAATAATTGCATAACCTAAATGATGTCGTAGTAATATTTAGTCGTCGTCATATTCTTCGGTTTCATCTACAAAACGAACCGAGAGAAGTTCTTCGTTGATCCATTGTCCTTCTGAGTCTAACATTTCGGGGTGTACATTGTCCTCCTGAGAGGCATACATGTACTCGTGAAGTTTCTCATTTACTGTCCATCCAGCAAAGACACCTACACAGAGGAAGATGAATGATACGGTTGCTGAGAAGTAAATGATTGTTGCTTGTGCCATGTTCAACTCCGAACTTTATGTTTCCTTATCCCACCAAAGTTCAAAGTTGAAGTAGACTCTTCGCTTTAGTAGGGTGAATAATTTAGTGATTGCAAAACCCTTATCGGGTTTTGGATCTTTTTCTTCCTTCGGTTTAGCCCCCCTAAGCATGAGCTCTATGCCTTTATTTATTTTAAGTTCTTTCATTTTTTCTCGAAGATACTAAACCTTTTTCCTTAAGAAATTTAGCAGTCTCGACAATGCCACCAATTCTCTCACCATCAATGACTACAAATGGGTATCCACCCACATCAGGATAGTCTTTCTTGAATTGTTTATAGTTCTCTACAAACAGAGGGTCTACGTCATGACATTCTACCAATTCGTATTCTAGGTTAGCACGTTTGAAAAGTTCTTTCAATTGAATACAATAAAAACATCCTGAGGTTGTGTAAGCAGTGATCTTCATTAGTTTAATACGATATTAAATGAAACAGAAATTCTGTCCTCGTCTGAGTTGTTGGGTTTCACATAGTGTGGAACGTGTGATGGGAAGAGGACTATGTTACCTTCTACTGGTTGGAATTCATACTCAGTAGGAACGGTGCCAGCGACATTGTGATGTGATGGGTCAATCAATACCAAGTTACCACAATCTTCTGGTGTCTTGATCCATAGGACTCCCGAATAAAGGGAGTGTGGATGTGTATGCGTCAGGTTTACTGAGTCAGTACCATTTATATTAAACCATACATTGTATAGTTCAAGGTTAGGACGGTTATCACTATACTCTTCAATCTGTTGCATCACCCTGTTCACATATGGTTCCAAGGTATTCCACATCCAATTCCTAAACGGTTTGAAACTCTCCTCACGATACATGAAAGCATTGGATTGCCAACCACCTATGTTACTCATAGAAACAGACTCATGCTTACTAGAGTAGTCATAGAGATAGTCCACCAAGTCTTCGCTGAAATGTTTCAACATAGGACAAGACCCTATGATCAATCGTGTAGGAAATATTTCAAGCGTTTCCATAAAAAAAGAGGGTGTTAACCCTCCCAGTATATCACCAATAGAGCATTCCTGCAAGCATGATGAGAAAACATATGATTGTGAAGACTAGGAGACCACCTGCTCCTATCCATAACCACGTAGGTATGGTGTCCTCGCCGTTAGGTTCGTGATGGTGGTCTCCATGGGCAGTCATGACATCCAGCTCCACAACATCCTCTAGTGGTTGCTGAAGTGCTTGTCAAGAACTTCGATACGTTCTTCTTCATGAGCAATGATATCTAGTTGTTCTTGAATAGCACCCAATACATCAGGATGCTCACCAATACCCACAGGATTGTGTAGGTATACTTCGATGTTTACTTTTGCTTTACTGATGTTGCCTTCAGCATTAGCACGAAGAGCATCAATAGTTTTTTCTCTTAAGTTGCAAGACATAATGATACGAGTATGTGTATTATTTAGAGTGCATTACCACGAGGCAATACCTCTTCAGGGAATACAAAGTTTTCATGTGGTTGATCAACTGGTGCCAACCATGCACGTAGACCTTCATTCAAAAGAATGTTCTTAGTGTAGAACGTCTCGAACTCTGGGTCTTCCGCTGCTCGAATCTCTTGAGATACAAAATCATATGCACGAAGATTGAGGGCAAGACCAATAATCCCAATGGAAGAAGTCCATAGGCCCATAACAGGTACAAACAACATGAAAAAATGCAACCAACGTTTATTGCTAAAAGCAATTCCAAATATCTGCGACCAAAATCGATTCGCCGTGACCATGGAATATGTTTCTTCTTCTTGCGTCGAGTCGAACGCTTTGAACGTGTTTGCTTGTTCGCCATCTTGATATAAAGTATTCTCCACTGTGACACCATGAATAGCACTGAGCAGTGCTCCTCCTAGTATACCAGCAACTCCCATCATATGGAACGGATTAAGCGTCCAATTGTGGAAACCTTGTAGGAAAAGTAGGAACCTGAAAATAGCGGCAAC